AGCAAGTTGGCAATCGTGCCTGAGATTGGCATCCAAGACGGCATCCAAGCGGTCAGGATGGTGCTGCCACGGTGCTATTTTGACCCAAGCTGTGAAGAAGGGCTGGAGGCGCTGCGCCAATATCAACGGGAATACGACGAAGACAAGAAAGCATTTCGACAAAATCCCCGCCATGATTGGTGTTCACACCCAGCGGATGCCTTTAGAATGTTAGCAGTCGCCTACAGGCAAGAGGCTAAAGATCAAACGCCGCCCAAGGGCAAGACCATCCAAACCATCACATTGGATGAATTGTGGGAATATGACACGCAACAACATCGTGGAGAACGAATATGAGCCAGCCAGTAGCAGAAGTAGGTGGATATAAGAACATCACAGCAACCGGCGCAGTAACGCCTGGCCCTTGCCAACTGATTGGCTTTTACGTCAACAACACAACCATTGGCACTTTGGTGCTGCGTAATGGCGGCGCTGGCGGCGAAGTGATGTCGGGCACGATTACACCCGCTATCGGGTTTCACCGATTTCCCGCCAATGTGGGCGTGAGCCTTTACGCCACTATTGCTGGCACTGGATTGGACGTAACATTCTTCTTTGCTGCGGGTAGCTGATGGCTTATCAAGAAACTGGTGCTTATGAGGGTGAAAACCCTGGCCCATATTGGCACGATCAAATAGAGGCCGCGCAAAAGGTCTTTGACAAGTGGGAAAAGCGCGGTCATAAGATCATCAAGCGTTATCGAGATGAGCGCGATGCGGTGGAAATGCCCCGTGTGCGTTACAACATTCTGTGGTCAAACATCCAAGTGCTGTTCCCTGCGCTGTACGGCAGGCAAGCCAAGCCCGAAGTCTCCCGTCGATATATGGATCAAGACCCCGTTGGTCGGCTGGCGTCCACGATGTTGGAACGGGTGATGGAATATGAAACCCTCCAATTTGGCGATTTTGACCAAGCCATGCGCGGCGTGGTGGAAGACCGATTGCTGCCTGGGCGCGGCACGGCATGGATTCGCTATGAGCCGGTGATTGTCAATGAGCAACCCGAAATGGGCGAAACCGCTGGCATGATGGAAGAGCCAGGCGAAGCACAGGTTTACAACACCCAAGAAGAGCCAACCGAGCGCATTGATGCGGCGCACAGCCCCATTGATTATGTTTATTGGACAGACTTTTTGCACAGCCCAGCCCGCACATGGGACGAAGTATGGTGGGTTTCCCGCGCCGTCTACATGACCAAAGACGAAGGCATTGAGCGTTTTGGCGATGTCTTTAAGAACGTGGGATTAGATAGTAGCAACACGGACATGGATGCTAAGAATCCAATGACCGCCAAGAACACCTATGACAAGAAAGCCAAGGTGTTTGAGATTTGGAACAAGCGCACCGGCAAGGTTTGCTGGATTGCCAAAGGTTATCCACAGGCGCTAGATGAGCGCGATGACCCGCTGGAACTGGAAGAATTCTTCCCATGCCCGCGCCCGCTGATGGCGACCACCACCACAGGGACAATGATCCCCGTGCCGGATTATTGCGAGTACGAAGACCAAGCGCAGGAACTAGACAACCTGACTCAGCGCATCTTCTTGCTGACCAAAGCCTGCAAAGCGGTCGGCGTGTTCAATGCCGAATTCAAGGAATTGGGCCGTCTGTTCACCGAAGGCGTGGACAACAAGCTATTCCCAGTGACCGCATGGGCGGCAATGTCGGAAAAGGGCGGTCTAAAGGGCGCTATCGACATGATGGACACCTCGACCATCATTGTTACTTTGCGCGAACTGTACGCCGCACGGGAGCAAGTTAAACAGGCCATTTACGAGATCATGGGCATCTCGGACATTCTGCGCGGTGCGTCTAAAGCGCAGGAAACCCTTGGTGCACAGCAGTTAAAGGCAAACTTTGGCAGCTTGCGTATGCGAAGCAGCCAGGGCGATGTGGCGCGGTTTGCCGGCGACATCTTTAAGCTAAAAGCGCAAGTTATTTGCAAGTTTTACCCGCCAGAATTGATTGTGCAGATGTCCGGTGTGATGGACACTGAAGACGGTAAAGACCCGAAACTGTTACAAGCCGCCATTCAAATGCTGTCCAACAGCACGATCCGCGACTTTCACATTGCGGTTGAAGCCGACAGTTTGGCGCAGATTGACGAACAGGCAGAAAAACAAGGCGCACAAGAGGCCATCCAAGCCATTGGTATGTTTTTGCGTGAGGCAATCCCCATGATTAGCCAAGCGCCCGAAACTTTGCCAATGGCATCTGAGATGTTGTTGTTCTTGGTGCGCCGATTCCGCGCCGGTCGCGGGCTGGAAAGCGCAGTTGAACGCGCCATGAAAGCCTTGGAACAGAAAGCGGCAATGGCGCAGCAGCAACCGCCTGGGCCTGATCCGGAGCAATTAAAGATTCAAGCACAGACCCAAACCGAGCAAATGAAGATGCAGGCGCAAGGTCAAGCGGAGCAAATGAAGATGCAAGCCGAGGCGCAATTGGCACAAGCGCAGGCGCAACTTGATATGCAGAAACACCAAGCGCAATTGCAAGCAGATATGCAACTTCAGCAAATGAAAGCTGACTTTGAGACTGCCAAGCAAAATAACGAATTGCAGATAAAAGCCCGTGAAATGGCTGGCAAGGAAGAATATGAACGATGGAAAGCCGAATTGGATGCAGCGACCAAAATCATGGTGGCTCGCATTGGTAGCAACCCTGGAATCGACCTACCGGTGGTTGAAGCAGCGGCTGCACAAATAACCAACGAACTTGGCGGCACAATCGTCCAGGCAATGGACAAAATCACCGCCTTGCACGACAACATGGCAAATCTTCACGGGGAATCCATGCAAAACATTGGCGCTGCCATGCAAAAACTGAGCGCACCCAAGCGGGTCATTCGTGGCCCTGATGGAATGGTGATTGGCGTGGAGGCCGTGCAATGAGCCTAATCCTCGGGGATCGGATTAGACAAACATCCACCACAACGGGATCGGGCACATTCACGCTAGACGGATCGGTTACCGGCTTTCAGTCATTCAGCGCGGTAGGCGAAGGAAACACCACCTATTACACGATTTCACTGGATTCGCAGTGGGAAGTAGGCATTGGGACGTACTCAGCAGGAACGCTGTCCCGTGACACGGTTCTATCGTCTAGCACTGGCAGCAAAGTGGCATTTTTGGCAGGCGCAAAAGATGTGTTTGTGTCCTATCCAGCAGAAAAATCAGTAAATCAAGACGCAAATAACCGTGTTTTGATCCCCTACACATCAGGCGTGACCAATGTCGGTTCTTTGAATGTAGGAAATGCAACATCACACACCGATTCCGGCGTGATTGCAGGATTTACCGCAAGTGAATCGCTTTATTTGTACACCAGCTTACAAAACACAAGCAGCGCCAACACATCGTATGCAAGCTATGCGGTCAACGATGGCGGTCACACGGCATATGGCGAATTGGGAATAAACAACTCAAACTATAGCTATTCGGCTGCGGGATTTCCCAATAATGGGTTTTCAACACCGCTAGCAAGTTTCGTGGAATCATATGGTGGCCCATTGGTAATGGGTAGTTGGGACAATCAAAAGATTAGTTTTATCGTCAATGGCGCTGTTAGTACAACAGACGCAATGACCATAAACACCAATGGGTCTATTGCATTTAATGGGCAAGTTGGAACTGCTGGACAAGTTTTACAAAGCAATGCGACAAGCGCACCAACTTGGGTAACCGCTGGCACGGTCACATCGGTGAATGCATCTGTTCCATCGTTTTTGTCCATATCAGGCAACCCAATCACTTCTAGCGGGACGTTAGCAATCACTTATTCGGGTACGGCCTTGCCCATTGCAAACGGCGGCACGGGCCAAACAACCGCTGGTGCAGCGTTTAATGCTTTGTCGCCCATAACAACGGCTGGCGACCTTATTCTTGGCAATGGCACAAATACCGCCACTAGGTTGGCAATTGGAGCCAATGGTTATGTGTTAACCAGCGATGGCACTACGGCATCATGGGCGGCTAATAGTGGCAGCGGCATTAGTACAGGCAAAAGCATTGCAATGGCGATGATTTTTGGCTTTTAAGGACAACAAATGGCAAACCCGAATATTGTTAACGTCACTTCTATTTATGGAAATACATCGTATCTTGTGCCAACCACAACAACCGCAACCACTTGGACGGCGTTAACGCCAGCAGCGGGTACGGTTAACAAGATTGGTTCAATCATGGCAACCAATGTGACTGCTACGGCTGCAACCATTACCGTGTCAATCAATAGCGCAATTAGCGGCGGTGGTACGGCGTATAGATTGACTTATCAAACAAGCGTTCCAGGCAATTCATCTTTGATTGTTGTAGATAAAAGCACAGGAATTTATGTAGGCGAAGCGCAATCCATTGTGGTGACATCTGGCACTACTAACGCCATTGAAATGGTGGGCGCATATGAGGCTATAACCTAATGAATCGGTTTAAGGGTTCCATTCGGTCTGCTACGGCTGCACCTAGCAGTCTTACAGGCGCAATGGGAAAATGGACATTAACTGAAGCAATGCAAGCGCAACAAGCTGGTGCTTGGCCTACAACGAACGACCCTTATTTTTCTTCTGTATCTATGTTGCTGCATGGAGATGGAACAAACGGCGCTCAAAATAATACTTTTATTGATAGCAGTACAAATGCGTTTACCGTTACAAGAAACGGAAGTACAACACAAGGTTCTTTATCCCCTTATCGACAATACAACCTTACGGCTCCCTACAGCACTAGCGTAATAGGCGGGTCTGGTTATTTTAATGGCAGTACTAACTATTTAAGTGTTGCAACTACTACAGCACTTGGTTTTGGGACGGGTGATTACACGGTTGAATTTTGGATATATTTAATTGCTTTGCCTGGCTCAAAATATACAATATTAGACTTTAGACCTAGTGGGGCAGGGGCAGTGCCTCATACAGTTTATGTTACATCCGGTGGGTATTTTGGTTTTTACAATGGAAGTGCTGACGTTACAAGCGCGTCCTTACCAATCATTGCAGGAACATGGAACCATGTAGCTTATTCAAGAGGCTCTGGAACGCTAAAAATATTTGTTAACGGAAGCAGCGCATATTCTGCGGCTAACACAATTGACTATTTGTCTACTAGACCAGTAAACATTGGAACAAACAATGCAGCAAATTCTGAATGGGTTAATGGATATATATCAGATTTACGAATGGTAAAAGGAACCGCAGTTTATACGACTACTTTTACCCCGCCAACCGCACCGTTAACTGCAATTACAAACACATCGCTTCTTTTAAGTTTTATTAACGCTGGCATTTATGATAATGCTATGCTAAATAATTTAACAACTGTTGGGAATGCACAAGTTAGCACATCAATTTTAAAATACGGCACTGGTTCAATGAGTTTTGATGGAACTGGAGATTGGCTAACTGGCGTTGATAACACCAATCTTCAAATGGCAGCGGGTGATTTTACAATTGAAGGATGGGTGTATCTTAATGCTGCTGGTGTTGCGTATGGAATTGTTAGCAAAGGAGCGGCAGCAACTGGGTGGAGCGTTAATGTTACATCAGGCAATAAATTGCAATTCAGCTATACAGCTTCAAACCTTACTGGTGCAACATCACTAGCCGCAACAACATGGTATTATTTTGCGGTAGTTCGTTCTGGTAGTGGTACTGGAAATTTAAAAGTATACTTAAACGGCACAGCAGACGCTACCAGTGCTGGCGCAGTAACCGACACTTTTAATCAAACAAGTATTTTGTATGTTGGTGCAGACCGTGTTGGTGGTAGTGCCTTAAACGGTTACGTTGATGACTTGCGGATTACCAAAGGCGTAGCCCGCTATACAGCTAATTTTACCGCTCCAACTGCGGCATTCCAAAATCAGTAACTATGCTCTACTCTAAATTTGGGTCTATCCCTAAAACAGACACCGATGGCACAGATGGATGGGTTGAAGTAGGATACCCACCAAACCCAGTTGCTGATGGTTATGAGTGTGTGTGGTGGTTTCCACCTGGATGGGTGGTGCGACCCATAAAGCCAGATACGCCTGATGATTGGTCATGGAATCAATCTTTAGAGCAATGGATTGCGCCTGTAAACGTGCAAACACTTACGACAAGTCAGATTAGTTCGTTAGATTCAATCCCAATTACAGGGGCATAAATTGTTTGGCTTTTCAGCCTTTGCTGCTTTGCCGTTTACTACGGCTTATGGCACTACACCGCCGCCGCCGCCGCCGGTAGAAATTCCATTAGGTGGGCATTTTGGCTTTGATGAAAAAAAGCGGGGCGAAAATTGGGACGCAGATCGACGGGCTGAAGAACAACGCAAGCTAAAACTGCGAGAAGCCTTATTCGGTCTGCCGCCAGCCGAGCGCGAGGAAATCACAAGCGCACCAATTCAAGCCATTGAAGTTGCCGCCCGCGACCCGATTGATTATGCCGTTATGATGGAAAAAGTAAGGCAGCTTGAATTTAAGATAAGATTGCGGCGTGATGACGAAGAAATCGCACAACTTTTGGAAATGCTATGAAAGAAACATGGGTATTCCCATCTGACGGCTCTGAGCCGTATGAGAAAAGCAAAGGCTCACTTGCCGACCGCATGATGGTTTTTGGCGACATTGAGCCTTTTCGGTCGCCTGATGGACAGATGATTATGGGCCGTGCCCAATGGCGCGAACACTTGAAGGCCACCGATTCCATTGAGATGGGCCATTCAGATGTGAAATACGCCCAAGCGCAATGGCAAAAGAAAAAAGAGGCACATACCGCCCGTTTGCGCGGACAAGTGGCACGAGTGCAAGAATTTGACCGACCAGGCGCACCTATTGCGCCAGTGCAGCGCAGCAACTTGAACGTGGAGATGGCAAATCGGCTACACAACCGACCGCCGCCTGAGCGCAAAGAAATGATCAAAATGGCCCTCGACTGAATGAAAAGGAGGAAATGATGGAAAACGAAGTTGTCGCACCCGACACAGCCGAAGTACCAGCACCCGAAGCCCCTGCGGTTTCTACACCCGAGCCGCAAAGCCGCGCAGATACTATCCGCGAGGCATTGGCAAAAACATCATCTGATCCTGCAAACCAAGGCAAACCAAGCCAACCCCGTGAAAAGGGCAAATTTGCGCCTAAATTTCCAACCAGCGACAGCCAAGCGCCCAATACGCCCGAAAAACCTCGGGTGGATATGCCCAAATCCTTGCGGCTGGAACTGAAAGACCATTGGGAAAAAGCCCCGCAGGAACTGCAACAAGCCTTTGCTCAGCGCGATGCCGACTACGAAAAGGGCATCAGCCAGTACAAAACACGGGATGCCGAGGCACGGGCCATCACTGAGCAATTTGCGCCTTATGAGTGGATTCTGCGGA